GGGTGTTTTACTTGATAACCTCAGAAAGCTGGGTTACAAGTGAGATCTACCCCAGATCTCGACGAGCCTATCCACGAAAGAGACAAAGCCAATGGCTTGAATCTCCTTCGTCCTTACAGAAGCAAGTGCTTCTGAAGCGGAATAGGGAGTTATCGTCAGAGTCCGACAGTAACCTCAAATATCTATATTTGGGGTCTTCAAGTGCCTTGTTAAAGGCATGTCGGATCGCATGATCTTCTTAACGTCTTTAGTAGAGTTCTTGACTATTACATCAAGACTCCTAAAGAGTGGAAGATTCTCGAGTAACTCATCCGAAGAAACGGAGAGTCCGTGTTCCATGATTAGGTCTTCGACCTTCATGTTCCACTTCATGGTTTCATCCATGGCTCGATCAACTTCTTTTGCTAAGGAGTTGGATGTTGCTCTTAATCCCATGTCACCAATTGCTTCGCAATAGGCGGCAGTGGAATAATTGCACGATAACGGGATACCACACAGCTTCGCAAGTGCCCTAGCCTTGAAGGCTATGGTTTCTTGGTCATCAGTTGGTAAAGGGATGTAACTTAATCTTCTCAATTTTCTTTGAAGATTGAGTTTAAGTCTCAAGCCCCTGATTCCCATTATGTGGAACAACCTGAAAAGGTATTTCCGCGAGTATGGATCTTGGTAAGGGGTTAAACCCTTGCCTCGAAGCTCCTCTAGGAAGGCGAAAAGTAGATGATACTTAGACCCTACCTCTTGGAATCCAGCGAGCGGGAATGGCGAAACCTGTTCCCCCTTGGTGTATCACCTTTTCGCAAACTCGAAAGAGTCCTGTGAAACATGTGATTTAAGGGGAGAGATCCCCACACCAAGTTCCTTCATAATCTTAAGGTACATTTCTGCAACCTTAGGATTAGTAAGGACAATGTCATCACCTAGTAGCGCATACTCTGTATAATTCGGTATTCCAGCCGATTTAGCAGCAGCATAAACTACGAAGTGATGACAGACCGAGAATAGGGCCCACGAACTATACGCACCCATGGGTTGCCCCGTGGCGTACTTATAGTCCTGTCCTTTATATCTAAAGGGGTAAGTTACCATGATGTGATATCATGCGTCAGCCTTTTCCTCACCGATTAATCGGTTTAGGACTAGTCGCTGAAGGCTTACCGGGAACCTATCTGTGGCGGATGTCAAGTCAAAGGAAAAGTATGGTCCCTCCTTAGGGAGGTGATCAAATGCTTTATCCTGTTGATATGTCATATCGCCAGGTATCTGCCGTAAGGCTTCCATAAGACTATTGTGAAGAGATTTCAGAGCAGTCTGGGATCAGTAATCCAGATTTGCTATGATACGCGTCTTCATCTCCTTATCGGGGATTGACGTGATTCTTCTCAATAATGATTTGGGCTTTGCACCTGTGGCACAGGTTAAAAGATCAATGACCTCACGGTCAAGTGATTCAGTTAACCATGATATCTTCTCTCGAAGCTTGCAGCCGCCTATAACTGATATGGCGGTTAGCAGAGGTTGAGGAAGTATCCTGAATTCCTCCATTGCGGAGTGAATTGCAGTGTCACCCCCTGGACCCTTCTTAAGGGTTCAGTGGAAATCATCTCAGTCAGTTTTGATAGCCCGTTTAATTTTGTTTGTACAAAATTCGGGTATTAACTGAACGAGTTCCGATGGAATGGTTCCTTCCCACTTATCAACAATTGATGATAAGTCCTCAGGGTTACCTCCACTCGTCATCTTACCTACCGAAAGGAGGGTAAGACCGAATGAGATAGCTCTAGGGTCCCGCTTAGATATCTGCGTTCGCAGAGATCCTGGCAGGATGAGAGGGAGACCAGATTTACCGGTCGCTATCCCTGGGTTATGAGTTTGAGAATCTTTACAGATAAACTTAGTAAGGAGGTTCCGAGATTCTTTGAGTCTCTTCACCGTCCAAGCTAAGCCTGATGATTTTGTCATCAGTTCAACTTTATCGTTGAATTTGTTAAGATCACTCTGACTCACGTCTACATCCGGATAATAGAC